GTGTTCATGAAGCAGAATCCCGGCTTCTTCATCCTGCACGACTTCTTCAAGGACGCGCTGCTGCTGCGCAACGGGTACATCAACACGTACTGGCTGAAGGAGCGCAAGTCGTCGGTCGAGAGTTACACCGGCCTGACGGAAATCGAGGTCACGGAACTGCTGCAGACCGAGGATGAGATCGAGATTCTGGAGCAGGAAGAAAAAACCATCCTCATCGTTGGCCCGCAAGGACCGCAGCCGCAGCCGGCGTTCGACATCAAGCTTCGCCGCACGCGCAACGTCGGCCGCATCTGCGTCGAATGCGTGCCGCCCGAAGAAATGCGTATTTCTCCGCAGGCGCGGCATGGTCTGGACGATTCGCCATTCTCCGAGCACGAACGCAAGGTGCCGCGCTCCGAACTGCGCGAAATGGGATTCCCGGCCGATATGGTCGATTCGATCACCAAGGCTCAGCCGTCGTGGCTCGACCTGATCGAACTCGCGCGCAACGAGGTCACGGACCAGTTGAGCGAGGAAGAACCGACAGACCCGGCGAGCCAGCTTGTGACGCTGCGCACGGTGTTTATCCGTGTGGACTACGACGGCGACGGGATCGCTGAGTTGCGGCGCGTGATGGTGGGCGGCGACAAGGTTCTCGACAACGACGAGGTCGAGGAAGTCAGCTATTCGTATTGCTCGCCGGTGCGCATGCCGCATCGCCACGTCGGGATCAGCTACTACGATCTGCTGTATGACTTGCAGGTCATCAAGACGACGCTGTTCCGCCAGGCGCTGGACAACATCTACATCAGCAATAACCAGCGCACTGCGGTGAACTGGCGCAATGTGAACGTGCAGGATCTACTCACGTCGCGGCCGGGTGGGATTATCCGCGTGGATGGTCCGGTTGCAGACAACATCGTGCCTTTCCAGCAGCCGTCGAACCTCATGCAGCAGATCCTGCCGGCGCTCGAATACTGCGACTTGCAGCGCGAAATGCGCACCGGCATCGGCAAGGACACGATGGGCGTCGATGCTGATGCATTGCAGGACGTGACGAAGGGCGGCCAGCTTGCGGCGATGTCGGCGGCTGCGATGAAGGTCGAACTCGTGGCGCGGCTGCTTGCCGAGGGCGTCAAAGAGGTATTCACGAAGATCCACAAGCTGCTCATGCGCCATCAGGACAAGCCGATGACGCTGCGGCTGACGAATCGTTGGGTAGACGTGAATCCCGGCGACTGGCGCGAACGTACACAGGTCAGCGTGAACGTGGGTCTCGGCTCGGGCAATCGCGAGGAAGCGCGCGCGAACGTGATGATGCTCGGTCAGGCGCAAAAGGAACTGGCCGCGTTCGGTCTGGTCGGCCCGAAGCAGGCTTACGAGACGTTCAGGAAGATGGCGCACCTGCTCGGCGAAGAAAACCCGACGCAGTACGCCATGGACCCTGACTCGGACGAGTACAAGCAGGCGATGGCTGCGAAAGCGCATCAGCCGCAAGATCCGCACGTACAGGCCGCGCAGATCAAGGCAGGTTCGGATCAGGCTATTGCAAACACTCGCCTTCAGACAGAGCAGGTCAAGGCGAACAGCGAATTGCAGCAGGCGCAAGCGGAACTCGCTCACGGCGCGCAACAGTCGGCTGGCGAGCAGGAACTCCAGCAGCAACAGATCCAGTCGCAGGAATGGCAGACGCTGGTGAAGGTCATCGGCCAGATCGTGGCGAGCCAGTTGAAGCAGAACGCCGCGGCCGACGCCGGCCAGATGATCAATCAGGATATGAGCGAGGTGCAGCGTGGGTTCTGACGAAGAAATCACCCGCGGCGGCGACGCTGCGCAGGTGCTCGACTCAAAGATATTCGTCGAGGCGAAGCAGGCAGTTCTGGAGGGCATCCAGCGCCAGATGAAGGCCGTTCCGATGTCCGACCAGACCATGCACTCGCGGCTGATCATGCTGTTGCAGTGCTGGAGCACGCTCGAAAGCTACCTGGATCAGGTCAAGCAGACGGGCGAAATCGCGCAATTCCAGATCAAGCAGGACGAGGAGCGCAAGTCGCGCTTCAAGATGTTCGGCTGATGACTGATCTTACTTACCGACGCGCAATGATCGCGGTACATGCCGCCTATGCTGCCGTGTGTCTTTGTGGTGGCGCGATGCTGATCCGAATGGAAATAGAAGTCATCAGACTTTTCTGATAACCGACAAACTTTCGACAACAGGCTCGCTTCGGCGGGCCTTTTTTATTTGAGGCCAAGAAATGAGCGACGTAGTAGCGACTACCCCGAGTACTGAGGGCGCCGCGGCACCTAGCATCGAGACTGCATTCCAGAACTTCTGGGACGCCTCCGAAGCTGCTGAACGCCCGCGCGAAGAAGAAGCCGCACAGACGCAGCAGAACGACGCGCAAGAGGTTCGCGAGGCGCAAGCCGAGGAACAGGGCGCAGAGAAGCCGGAAGCCGCACAGGAGGTCGAGGAAGCGCCTCAATACTCGTCGCTCAATGAGATGCTGGCCGCGCACAAGATCGATCCCGAATCGGTCATGGGCCTGCACGTCACGGCCAAGATCGACGGCAAGGAAATGCAGGTGCCGCTGGCCGACGTGCTGAAGTCGTATCAGTTGGAAGGCCACGTCAACAACAAGTCGATCGAGGTCAGCAACCAGAAGGCCGCGCTCGAACAGGAGCGCCAGCAGTGGCAGCAGGCCACGCAGCAGGCGCTTCATCAGCATCAGGCGATGGGCAATCTCGCCTTGCAGATGCTGAACCACGACTACCAGAATATCGACTGGAACAGTCTGCGCGTGAATAACCCGGCAGAGTTCGCTGCATTGCAGACCGAGTTCGGCCAGCGTCAGCAACAGATTCAGGGCTTCCTGCAACAGGTCGATCAGGCCAAGCAGCAGGAAACGATTCAGCAGCAGCAGGCGCGTCAGCAGGCGCTCGCGCAGGAAAACGACAAGTTATTGAGCGCGCGCAGTGAATGGCGCGACCCGCAAGCCTTTTCGAAAGCAAGAGATCAGATTGCTCAGTACGCCCGCAGCGTGGGGTTTCAGGACGCCGAGCTTAGCCAGATATTCGACCACCGCATCATGCTTGTGCTGGATGACGCGGCGCGGTATCGGGCACTCCAAGCGGCCACACCCCAGGCTCTGAAGCAGGTCCGGCAAGCGCCTCCGATGGCGAAACCGGGATCTCGGGTCGATAGCAATCCAAGTGCGGCGAAACGTCAACAAGTGATGGATCGCCTAGGCCGGAATCCACGCGACCAGGACGCGCAAGCAGACGCGTTCGAGTTTTTCGCGAACCAGTAAAAGGAGTTTGACATGTCCGTTCCGTCGAATACTTACCAGACGTACACCCAGACCAACATCCGGGAAGATCTGTCGAACCTGATCTTCAACGTCGATCCGTTCAAGACGCCGATCCTGAACATGACGAAGAAGAACAAGGCGACGCAGAACAACCACGAATGGGATACCGACTCGCTCGCGGCCCAAAACCTGTCGAACGCACAGGTCGAAGGCGACGATCCGAGCTCGCAGGTTCTCTCGCCGACCGCGCGCATGGGCAACTACGTGCAAACGTCGAACAAGGTCGTCCAGTTGTCGGGCAAGTCGCAGGCCGTCGTGGCTGCGGGTGGCACGAACAAGATGGGCTACCAGCTCATGAAGAAGTCGAAGGAGCTGAAGCGCGACATCGAAGGCATTCTGACCTACAACAGCGCGAAAGCGGCTGGCAGTTCGTCGGTAGCCGCGAAGATGGGCGGCCTGCCGTGCTGGCTGTACACCAACACGGTGTTCCAGACGGGCGGCACGCCGGCTGGTGCGAACCCGTCGCTCAACGCCAACGGCTGGACTGACGGTTCGAGCACGCGCACGTACAACAGCGCGACCACGGCTCTGACCGAAACGATGGTCAAGTCGGTATTGCAAAAGATCTACTCGGCATCGGGCGAATCGCCGGAATACGCGGTCGTCTCGCCGGTCAACAAGCAGATCATTTCGGGCTTCGCTGGTCCGGGCACGCGTTTCATCGAAGTGGAAGACAAGACGCTGAAGACGGCGGTCGATGTCTACCAGTCGGACTTCGGCGATGTGAAGATCATCCCGGACATCTTCCTGGCTCAGTCGAAAGACTGCTTCTTCATCAACCCGAACTACCTGCGCGTTGCCTATCTGCGCCCGTTCCAGACCACGCCGCTTGCAAAGACCGGCGACAGCGACAAGAAGATGCTGCTTGTCGATTACACGCTGGAAGTGGGCAACGAGAAGGCTCACGGCCTCGTGACCGACACGACGGGCTGATCGGCAACTAATCTCCTCGCGGCGACTTTGGGGGCGGCTTCGGTCGCCCCACTTTTTTGGGGATTCGCAATGGCGCATTGGGTTCCAATCTCACCCGTCCGTCCCATTTCCGGGACCGGCCAGAACATCACTGTTGGCGCAACATCCGCTGCGACGGCAACTGCATTCGGAAGCGCGACGTTCGCTGTCTATGTGTCCACGACTGGCAATTGCCATCTTCGTCTTGGCAATGCTCCGGTGGCTGTGGCGACCGACATGCTCATCAAGGCATCCGATCCGCCGATCATGCTCAAGGTCGCACCCGGCGAAAAGATCGCGGTGATTCAGGATGGCGCATCGACCGGCACATGCAACATCATCGAAGTCACGCACTGACATGAAAACGACCTACCACGAAGAGGACAGCAAGATTCACGTTGCCTATTCAGAGGACGTGGAATCGCTGCTGAATTACACCCATGCGAAGCGCTCGTCTGAAGGCGAGTTCGAGAAGATGGGCGAATTCAAGCACGTTATGCGCGTGCCGATGTCGGTCATGCTCGACATCAAGATCAAGTATGGATGGGACTACATGGACCCGGATCATTGGCCGATGGTCTCGAAGATCCTGAAGGGCCCGGAATATTCGGCTTTTCGCACTACCAACCGGAAGATCTGACCATGCAAAAGTACGCCAACGCGGTGGCCGATCTAACCGGTGCGCCGGTGGCGGGTGCATCGGTGCAGGTCAACTTGCAGGCCTCGGGGCTTGCCGCAACGATCTATTCGGATAACGGCGCGACGCAGACAGCGAACCCGCTGACGACCGATACGACGGGAGCTTTCTCGTTCTATGCCGCGGACGGCCGGTATCAGCTTGTTATCAGCGGCGCGAACATCCAGACAGTGACGATGAACGATGTACTGCTCGTCGATCCGCTGCCGGCCGACCTTCCTACCTCGCTCCCTGCAAGTTCCGGTCAGCTCTGGAACAACGGGGGAGTTCTCTCGGTATCCTGACATGCTGAAACGAATCATCATTGCGGCCATTCTGTGGCCGCTGCTGGCGTTCGGCCAGAGCTACCCATCGCCGACGTTCAACAACGTCACATCACAGGGTACAGCCACGCTGAACAACGCGACCGTGAGCGGCACTTTCACCGCGACGGGAAAGATAGGCCTGGCAAGCCTGGCTGCACAGGCGGCTAATACGGTTGTCGGCAACGCAACGGGGTCCAGCGCGAGCCCCACGGCGATTACGGTCACCGGCTGCAACGGCGCGGCTCAAGCGTTGCAGTGGACCAACGGTTCCGGCTTCGGCTGCAATTCGGCGATCGCCACATCTGGCGCGAACAGCAATATCACATCGCTCTCTGGTCTCTCTACGGCTCTGTCTGTAGCGCAAGGCGGAACAGGCGCCACGAGTGCATCTGCGGCATTGACGAGTCTTGGCGCGGCCCCCGCAGCGTCTCCGACCTTTACCGGCACCGTCACGACTGCGGCGTTGACATCGACCGGCGCATTTACTCCATCCCAGACCAACGGCATCGTCGGAACTACGACGAACAACAGTGCAAATGCCGGGGCTGTCGGCGAGTACATCTGCGCGCAGGTGACGAACGGTGGATCTCCGGCCGGCTGCGCGACCAATTCAAGCACGCCTGTTTCGTTGACTACCGGCGTCGCTACAAACGTGGCCAGCATTTCACTAACCGCTGGTGATTGGGATGTCTGGGGCGAGGTGATCACTGTTCCGGGTGGAACGACCACCGTTTCCGTAGTCTCGGGATGGATCAGTACCACGTCAGCGACTTTGCCGACTGGATCAGGTTCCATCCTGCCCTGGTATTACCTGGCAGGCACACTTGCTACCGGTCAGGGCACCGCTATGCCTATCACTATGACTCGGCTAAGTCTCGCTTCGACGACGACTGTATATCTAAGCGCCTTCACAGCGTTCGGGACATCGACGATGTCGGCATACGGTCTGATTGGCGCGCGTCGCCGGAGATAAGTCATGACGATTTTCGTCCCGTCACAAGGCAGCGGTACGCCAACAGGCGTCGCAGGCGTCTACGACTACAACTCGCTGAAGCAGGCCGTTCAGGACTGGTTTGCGCGTTCCGACATCGGGAACTGGATCGACTATTTCATCCAGATTGCAGAGGCCGACATCTATCGCGACATCATTGCGGGCAATCAGGGACGTGGTGTGCGTCCGATGGAAGCCTCCCTGAGCGTTGCTGTATCCAATGGCGCTGCTGCGGTTCCTGCGGACTATCTGGGGCTCAAGATCGCGCTTGTATCTTTGAACGGCAACACGTTCGAACTGCAGCGCGTCAACCCCGAGTTCATCTACACGCAATACCCGGCTCAGGTTGCTTCTGGAACGCCAGCGTATATCGCGCGACAGGGCGCCAATTTCGTGTTCGGCCCGTACCCGGACCAGAGCTACACGATCACCGGGATTTACTGGAAAAAGGCACTCCAGTTGACCGCGGTGAACAGCACGAACTGGATTGTCAACACCATCCCGACGATCATGCTTGCGGCAACCAATCGTGCCGCTGCGCGATTCAACAAGGATCAGGAGGCTTACGGAATCTGGGATTCGCTCTACAACCAGCAGATCCAGAGCTACATCCTCACTGACCGCGCAGAGGATATGTCCGGCTCGGCGCTCGCGATGGTGTCAGCATAATGCAACTTCCGATCGCCGATTACGCGCCGGATCTGCCGCCGAACAATTCGAGCGGCGCATCTGCGAATGTGGTGAACCTGTTCCCGCGCACGAAAGAATCATGGGGGCCGGTTGGAACCCTGTCTAACTTCAGTTCGAACGGGCTGGCCTCTCAGTGCCTTGGCGCATTGATGGCGATTGACACTGGCGCAAACAACTACCTGTTTGCCGGGGATGTTTCGAAGCTCTATCTTCTGGCGCCAGGCAATACGGCGTTCGCAAACGTCAGCAAAGGAGGCGGATACACGCTTCCGATAGGTGAGCGATGGAACTTCACGCAATACGGTCAGCGCGTGATCGCCGCCGCCCAAGGGCAGAACCTTCAGTCATACGTTCTCAACTCAAGCACACTGTTCGCCGATCTCGCTGGTAGCCCACCTCAAGCGCGCTACATCATGACGATCCGCGACTGGGTAATGGTCGGCAATACGTTCGACGGCACGAATGGGCAACAGCCCCAGCGTGTTCAATGGTGCGCGATTGACGATCCGACGACCTGGCCGGCTGAAGGAAGCGTGACAGAAGCGCAGTTGCTCTCCGGCTCGCAGATTATCCCCGGCGATCAGGGTTGGATCATGGGCATGGTCGGTAACCTAGGCACGTCTGACGGCGCGATCTTCTTCGAGCGCGCGATCTGGCGCGTGGTGTATCAGGGATCGCCGACGATCTTCGGGTTCTACCCGTGTGAAGGTGTCCGCGGCACGCCAGCACCCAAGAGTCTCGCGCAACTCGGAGCGCTCGTCTATTACCTCGGTGAAGATGGCTTCTATGCGTTCGACGGCTCGACCTCGACGCCGATTGGCGTGGACCGAGTTGACAAGACGTTCTGGGCAAATGTGAACACGTCGTTTCTCCAGAACGTGATCGGCGCGGTAGACCCGCTCAATCGCCTAGTGATGTGGCTGTATCCGTCAAATGGTTCGCCGGGCGGTATCCCCGATTCTCTGATCGTCTATAACTGGGCGCTCAACAAGTGGGGATTCGCGCAGGTCAACGCCGACTATATCTTCCGCGCGATCACGCAGGGTTATTCGCTCGATTCGCTGGACAGCACTGGATATACGCTGGATACGCTGCCGTTCTCGCTTGATTCGCGTGTGTGGACGGGTGGACAGGTGCTGATGGGTGCTTTCACGCCGCAGCACAGACTGGCCTATTTCACTGGCTCGCCGGCGAATGCTACGGCAGATACGGTCGAGATTGAGCCTTTCGGCAGCAGCGGGAAACGGGCTTTCCTGACTAGCGTTCGTCCGATGGTTGATGGCGGATCGCCTACGGTCCAGATCGGCATGCGCAACCGTCTGATCGACTTGCCGACTTTCACGACTGCCAGTTCGATCGATGACAACGGAGAGTGCCCAGTACGTGCCGATGCACGATATTTGCGCGCGCGCATCCAGACGACGGGAAGTTTCACCAACCTGCAGGGGATTGAGGTTCCTGAGCAGGAGATTCACACGACGGGCCGGCGATGAGTATTAAAGGCTACCCGCTCGCACCGGAAACGCTGACAAATGATGTCGAGCACCGGCGAAAGATCGCGCAGACCGCAAATCTGGCCATGCAGGGAAAGGTCAATGCAGTTACACAGGTCACATTGACGCCGGGATCGACCACAACCACCGTCATTGACGCGCGAATCGGCGCAACTACTTTTATCGGCTTTTCTCCGCGCACGGCCAACGCTGTGACGGCACAGATATCTGGCCTATACGTTGGCCAAAAAAAGAATGGTCAGGCGACGCTCATGCACGCGAGCAGCGCCAATGCAGACCAGACCTTCGACGTTCTTCTCATCGGCTGAATTCCATGCTCTACGGCATACCGGCACACGTCATCAACGACGTGTGGGACGAAGTTCGTCCGTGGATCGCTGCTGCCTGCAGAACATCGCGCGGGAAGTTTGATGAGAACGACATCCGGCGTGGACTTCTGGAGCGCGACGACCAGCTCTGGATCTGGCGCAGCCCTACGGCTTACGCGGTGGGCATAACCCGCATCACGAATTACCCGAAACAACGTGTCTGCACGATTCGCATCGTGACGGGCAGGAACAGACGCGAGTGGGAAAAGGAATGTGTATCGCAGATCGAGCGCTGGGCCAAGGCTCAAGGCTGCGACGCAATGGAACTTCAGGCGCGGCCGGGGTGGGAGAAAGCGCTACCTGAATACGACAAGACCCACGTTTATCTGGAGAAGCGACTGTGATTCGCAATCCTCGGCAAGTGCACCTGATGCGTCAGGGGCTGCCGTCGATCCCTGCTAATGGGGGCGGCGGTGGACAGACTTCGACGGTCACGAAAAGCGATCCGTGGTCTGGTCAGCAACCTTACCTGCAAAGCGTCTTTGGCGGTGCGCAGAACGCATATAACCAGTATGCAAACGATCCCTCGTCATCCGTGGCAGGCTTCACGCCTCAGCAGCAGCAGGCGATGGGTCTCACGCAGAGCATCGCGAACGGAACGAATGCGGGTAACGCCTCGGCGGTCAACAATGCTGCAGGCAACTACACGACGAATCTCGTCAATGGCGACTACCTGAACAGCAACCCAGGTAACGCTGCTTTCAGCCAGTTCGCTAACGGGTCGATGAACAACAACCCGTACATGCAGGGCATGGCGAACGCCGCGGCGGATTCGATCACGCGGAACTACCAGACCGCGACTGCTCCACAGACGACGAGCCAGATGGAAGGCGCAGGTCGGTATGGTTCAGGCGCGATGATGAACGCGCAGAGCCAGAACCAGCAGAACCTTGCCACGCAGCTCGGCAACTCCATGAACAACCTGTACGGCGGAATGTATCAGACGAACATGGCGAACCAGTTGCAGGGCGCACAAGGTCTGTCGAGCAATTACAACACGGCCGCCCAACAGCAACTGGCTGGTGCTGCGAACGCTCCGAACGTCGTCAACTCGATCAACGGTGCGATCTCCAACCTGTACAACATGGGCGGCAACCAGCAGGCGCTCAACCAGTCGCAGATCAACGCGCCATGGCAGTTGCTGAACAACTATTCGAACCTGATCCAAGGTCAGTACGGCGGTCAAACCTCCACGCAGCAACCGTACTACACGAACCAGATGGCTGGCGCGATGGGCGGAGCAATGGGCGGTGCGGCACTCGGCAGCATGCTCAGTAGCGGCTCGAACTATGGGGCGGGTGCTGGTGCTCTGCTCGGCGGTGCGATGGGTGCCTATTCTGATCGACGCCTGAAGAGCGACATCGAGCCGACCGGCGAAAGCCTCGAAAACGGTCTGCCGCTATACCGCTACCGCTATCTGTGGGATGCCTCGCACGTGCGTCGTGTTGGCGTCATGTCGGACGACGTTCGCAAGATGGCACCGGAGGCGGTGGAGCGCGACGCAAGCGGCTTCGACAAGGTGAACTACGACGCTATCGGAGGCGCACATGTCCTTATTCGGTAACGTTTTCGACTTCGCCAAGGATTCGATCGGAGAACTTGCTGCTCATCCGTTGCAGACGCTCGGCGCTGCGGTCGGAGTGCCGGGCTACGACCCGTTCTTCGGCGGCCTGTTCAACAACAAGCCTGGTGGCGCAATGCTGAGCCCGACAGGGAATTTCACGTCGAGCGCATGGCAGGACATGTACAACCGCAATCCGGGCGATGCGGCAGCGCTGAATCAGTTCTCCGGGATTAACTCGATCGCCGACAAGATCGCACCGATGATCGCTGGCTACTACGCGGCGCCGGGCATCGGCGCTGCATTCGGCAGCGCTGGAGGCGCGGCCGGTGGTGCTGCGGGCGCCGGCGCTGACGTTGCATCAGGCGCTGCTGGCGCTGCGGGCTCTGCTGGAAGCGGCGTCGGTGCCGGGCTTGGAAGCTCTACTGCTGGCATGGCTGGCGCGGGCATGGGTACTTCCACGGGGCAAGGTCTGTATGGCCTGTTCGGCATGGGCGGCATGAACGGCGCGGGCGTAGGCTCAGGCGTCGGCGCGGCTTCTGGAGCAACTGGAGGCGCAACCGGATTGACCGGGCTATTTGCTGGGCCCGCAGCGGTCGGCGATGCCGGCATGGCTGGCGCTGTGGGTGCGGGGGGCTCCGGCCTTGGCGGCGCAATGGCGGCGGATCTGGGCAATGCATTGGGATCGGCTCCGACTGGCATGTTTAGCGGTCTGCTGCCTGGTGGTGGCATGTCTGGAACTGCGAGCGGCGCGCTCGGCGGCGGTATCTCGGGTGACGTGGCTGGCGCGGCGCCGATGGGCGGATCGACGATGGGCGGTTTCAGCCTGAACGGCAACACGGTGAATCAGGCGCAGCGTCTCATGCAGATGCGCAACCAGATGCAACAGCAACAACAGCAGCCGCAGGTCGTAGCGCAGACGCCGAATTTCGGCCAGAACCGATTCGGCAATGCCCCCAGACAGCCGCAGCAACTCGGCCCGTCGATGTCCTACGCGAACTTCAACGGTGCTACTAACCCCTTCGGATTCGGGAGCGCATATGGCTCTGTTTGATGGTGGCGGCGATGGCGGCCTGATGGGGATGTACGCCAATCCGCAGATTGCGGGTCTGCTCGGTATGTCGCAAGGACTGCTCTCGGCGGCCGGCCCGTCGCGCATTCCTGTCTCAATGGGTCAGGCGCTGGGAGCAGGCATGCAAGGCATGCAACAGAATGCTGGCAATGCATATGGGCTCCAGAAGCAGCTATTGCAGATGCAGGCAATGCAGGGGCTTATGGGTGGTCCTGTAGCGCAGCCTTCCGGCGCGCAAGGTTCGCCGGTAATGGGTGCAGCGAATACTGGACCGATGTCTGGACTGTCTGCGGGCATGGGCAGCATGGCACCTACCGCAGCACCGCAAGCCGCTCCGCAGGCTGCCGGTAGCATCTATGGCAAGTCCCCGCAGCAACTGTTCCAGCAGGGCATGCTGATGAACATGGCCGGCATGCAGGGCGGCGGCGACCTGATGCGAATTGCGGTCGAGCATGACCCGTCACTGGCTGCGCAGATGCCCACCGACATTACGAAAATGGGTGTGCAGGGTGGCATGTCGCCCGATCAGATTCAGGCGGCGAATGCGGCCGGCGTGAACAAGGCGAATTACATCGCCCCGGTCAACGCACGTCCTGGTGCGATCCTGCGCGATCCGCTCACGATGCAGCCGATGGCGTTCAATCCGCAGATTCCGACTGGCGGCACGCCGACGTTCGATGCGAGCGGCAATGTGATTGGCATCCGTCCGATTGCAGGCGCTGCGGACATCACTTCGCAGATGGCAGCAGCCAAGACGGCCGGCGAAGGCTCCGCGCTGCCGTATGCCGGTGTCGATGCGCAGGGCAATCCGTTGCCGGTAACGAACCGCACCGCGGCTGCGACTGGAGAACTGCCGGCGCCTTTGCGCAACAACAACCCTGGCGCGATGATGCCTGGCGGGAAGCTGGCCCAGTATCCCGACATGCAAACCGGCTTGCAGCAGATGGACGCCAATCTTGCGAGCTATGGCAAGCAGGGAGTGAATACGCTAACCGGCGTGATCTCCAAGTGGGCGCCTCCGAACGAGAACAACACGCAGGCATACATTCAGGACGTGTCTCAACGTCTCGGCATCAATCC